AAATTGAAAGTCCCTGAAATACCAAGAGGCATACCATCACTGAAACTCCCTTGACCGAATGGGTATACAAGAAAGACTGCGAAGGCTGCAGCAACAGGTGCGGAATAGGCTACGCATATCCATGGCCTCATTCCTAATCTATAACTAAGTTCCCATTGACGTCCCAAGTAAGCTGAGATACCAATAAGGAAGTGAAAGACGATAAGTTGGTAGGGTCCACCGTTGTATAGCCACTCGTCGAGGTTGGCTGCTTCCCAGATGGGATAGAAGTGGAGTCCGATTGCATTGCTTGACGGGACAATGGCTCCCGATATGATGTTGTTTCCATAGAGTAGTGATCCAGATACAGGTTCTCGAATACCATCGATATCAACTGGAGGTGCAGCTATGAAAGCTATGATAAATGCTGTTGCAGCGGTTAATAGTGCAGGGATCATAAGAACACCAAACCAACCGACATAGATACGGTTGTTGGTGCTCGTAGTCCAGTCACAGAAACGCTGCCAGTTGTCAAATGGTTTTGTTAGTGTGGCTGTAGTCATTTATAAAGGGTTAAAAAATACCTGGGATGATTTGCCCAGTAGTGACGTATGCTCCAAGAGCAGCGACGAAACCAAGCATGGCTAACTGACCGTTAGTTCTTTCTGCTTGTTCCATCAAGAAATTTTCTTCGTTTTCGTTCATGATTTGTATAGGTGGTTCTGTAGCGAAAATGTTTTGTTTACCGTATTCGGTTATTACTGTCATTGAAATTCAAGATAGGTGAATGGCGAGGATGATCGGTCAGGTCGCCATGTCTATCTACTTCTTCTTTGTACCTTTCTTTTTCTTAGGTGGTCTACCTACTTTTGATCCGTAGGTTCCAGGTCCGTATGGCATGATTAGAAATTAATGTTTGATCGTTCTAGTTTTTCAAGGATTGCTTCTCTATATGCAGGATCGTCATTGTACCTTGGATCTTCCATAGCTTTTACCATTTCCTGTTGGCTATTGAATACATCAGATGTTTGTTTAGGTGCTTTGCCTCTAACCAATTGACCATCTTTACCTACTGCATCTTGATACCTCAAAGCCATTGATTGTACAGCAAAGTAAGCAGATATGGGATCACCCTTATCCATTACTGCATCATACAATCCAACTTCTTGTTCAGACAAGTTTTGATTAGCCCATCCTACTAAATTATTATAGTTCTCTTGACCTCCTACTAAACCATGTATCTGTCTTACGTCTTCTTCATTAAACTCTCTTTTAACTGGTGGATTATTTTTTGCCCTTGCTTGCATTGCCATCTTAGCAACTTCAACAGGGTCCATACTTTTTAACTTGTCAAAAGTTTCTTTAGTAAGTTTGTTGTTAGTACCTTCTTCCCATAGTTGATCTAAAAGATCACTCGTTTCTTTTTGATCTTTTTGATTTTTAGGTTCTGATTTCTCTGAAACTGGCTCAGATTTTTCGCCTAATTTTTTTTCGAGTTCTTTATATGCTGCCTCTAAATCTTTAGGATCTTTATATTTACCTGCTAGAAGCTGTTCTTGTTCAACTTCCATTTTCTCTCCAACTTCTAGAGAGTCTTGTTCATCTTCATTAAGAACCTCAGTATTTTGAGGCTCTTCATAACTAAGTGTTTGTTGTTCTTCCGTCATGCTTGTTGTTCAGGTGGTGTAGGTGATGCTCCTAATTGTTCTGCTAATGCAGGGTTTTTAGATGGGTCCATCATAGGAGCTTTCATCATAGCAGTTTGTTGTTCTGCTTGTTGTTGCTGCATAGCCATTTGCTGTGCTTGTTGTTGCTCAGCTTGTAGCTCTTGCATTGATCTAACTAAATTTAACACATCAATACCTGATGCTGCAGCCAATCGTTTAATAACTTCCTCTGGATTAATAAACTTTTGTATAGACTCTGGTCCCATTGTCTGAGCAATAACTTGTAGGAACTGCCCTAAGCTCTCTCTATCCTGACCACGACCTAGTGCATTAACACCAGCTACGATGGTAGGTTTAACAATGTCCTTTGGTAAACGTGGTATCTTTCCAGACTTTTGGAATTGATTAAGTATTCTATTTAGATATGGTAGTAAGAACTCTGTAGTTAATAGTGAGAATAAACCACCTAACTGTTGCTCCAACTCCATCTGTGTGAGGCGTACCTCTTCAGCTGTAGTGCGTTCACTTTGTCTGACCTGCATTACTAAGAACGCATCGTTAAGTCTACGTTCTAGCTGCATCATCATTTCAAATGCTGTTCTGAAGTCAGCTGTCTTACCTACCTGTACAACTCCAATGTCATCAGGTCGTCCTTGTACAATAGCACCGTTTCCTGCGTTTGCAAGGGTACTGGGTTTCGTTGTACTAGAAGGTGAAACTGTAAACACAACTTTCGCTGCAGCTGCTGACCCTTCCACTAAGGCTTGGGACAGTGCGTCTAATGATTTTAAGTCGCCAATAAATTGACCGACTCTTCCCCGTCCGTAATCCTCTCCATCTACTGAGTTAAATCTCAATGGAATCCAAGGTGTTACATCAACAGGGGATTTCCCGTAGGATTTTTCTAATATTTTACCATGTACTTCCTGATGCCAGACGTATCTGTTGTTGTCTCGTGTGATGTGGG